CTCCTTCAGACCGTCCTTTCTGGTGTAATACTTGCTCTTTGCCATGATTTGCCTCCTTTTCTGCTTGCATTCAGCTGGAGGCTGTGCTATACTGTGAACTGAACAGAAGATAGCATAGCCCCTGTGATAATTTTGACCGGTTGTCGCTGTGGTCTTGTGCTTCTTCACTCCTTCCCCGTCAGGTGTTGCAGCACCCGGCGGGGTTTTCTTGTGTCTGCATTTATGCTCTATCGCAATATATAGGCATCTGCCAAAAAATTCGACAAGATTCTTTTTAATTTACCCATTGATTTACAGGTTTTTGCGTGTTATGCTATGCCTAGAATCAAACGTTTGTTCTACTCAGATCCCCGCCTTTTTCGCCAGCCGGTCTATGTAGTCGTCCTTGCGGTCCATCTGCTCCCGGAGCCGGTTGTTGTCTCCTAGCAATGATTCAACTTGCTTTTTTAGGTAAGCAACTTCCCTTTCATACTTGTCCTTTAGCTCCGAGATCCGCTTCTCCGCGTCCTCCCGCACGTTGTTGATGACCTTTTCCTGAAAGTCGTGGGTCCTGCCGATATTGGCCCGCAGTTGAGCCAGTTCTTCCTGCAATTCCTTCACCGTTCTGGTGTCCTCCGGCATCTCATCCAGAAAGGCCAGATAGCAGGGGTACTGACCGTTTGAGCCAATGGTGGCGTTTTCAATGGCGGTGGAGGTGGAGCGCATGATATCTTTCGCAAGAGACCCGGACATGACCCGCTCAACGGTTGCAACGGAAACATTGGCGGCTTCCGCGATTTGAGCGTTGGTCAGCTTCTGGATGTCTTTTGCATCCCGCATCCACTCACACCAGCGCTCAAGAGACATAGAAGAAGTGCGCGGACCATCGCAACCGTTCCCAAAATACTCACAGTGCAAACATCGGTTGTATGGCTTTTCCATATTCTTTTTCCTTAACATGATATTTACAGCCAATTCCATCCCGGTTGACAGGCGGCCCCTCAACCTTGCAGGACAGCACCGCAAAGGACAATGGTTGACCTCCTAACCTGGGATTTGAATTTTCCCCCTTAAAGTAGTAGGCTGTATCCAGCCCCATCAAACGGCCTGCCGGGTGTAAAGTTTGGCGACTGTCCGCCCGGCGGGCCACCCCAGAATATTTGACGGCCCCCTTGGCCGTTTTTTGATTCCTATAGAAAGGAGCAGCGATAATGCCTGTTGAATCGCTCCGGGACAACTTGAGAAGTCAGATCGACGCCATCCTGTCGGAAGCGACGGAAACACAGCTCCAGATTGTCCTGCAATTCATACGCGGAATGAAATGATTGCCTCCGACCGGCCCTTTATGGGTCGGTCTTTTTCATTTCCTCCACCAGCTCCCAGGCTTTTTTCTCCAATATCTCCCACTCCTCAACGCTCATGCGTGACATGACGGTGAGGAGTTTCTTTTTAAAATCGTCGCTCCCGAAAGAGACTTCACCGAAAAACTTCGCCAGCTCCTCGTTGCGGGTGAGCTGGCGGAACATCTCGCCCTCTCCCGTCCGCAGCCACGCCTCGTTGACGTTGAACTCCCGGCAAATATCGGAAATCGTCCGATCAGAGGGAACCCTACCCCCTGTCTCAATTAAAGAAATAAAGTTTTTTGTCAAACCAATGCGGGACGCAAAGTCGGCTTGATTCATGTTCTGAGATTTCCGAACTTTTAAGATTCTATCATTCATTGGAATCACCTCCTCACGCGCCCATTATAACACAAAATCACACCCTGTCAATCATTTTTTCAGAAATTTTCCAAAAAGCTATTGACTTGTATGATATTTCCTGCTAATATAATCACACAGGGTCAAACAACCCTGCACCCCAAAGCTACTACAGGAAGCGCATGGGAGATAAAAGAACACTCGTAGCGGCTCTGCGGATGTTCTTCTCGCGACAGGCTTTACCTCCCTTCTGGTGGATTGTGGATATTTGACCATGTGCTTCCTGTTTTAGCAATCCTGTCCCGAAGCGGCAGAAACGCCAGCAGGGCAGAAGCCCGTACTTCCGCCCTGCCGCGCCAAATTTTGCATTGTTCGTCTGCGCCGGTCTGCTGTGGTTGGCATCCCGGTCCCCCGCTACGGGTCAGGGATGCGGACTGCGCCGCGACTTTGCAGGTTTTGGTTCCTGCTGTTTGCCCTTTAGCTCACGGCACCCGGCTTTTTCTCCCTGGTTTGGGAGTGGCTACCGGGTAATGCGCGGGCAGATTCAAAAGTTTGGTCATCGTGACCACCTTCCTTTCTGCCGCTTCGGGCACCTTCATCATAGCATACCATCTCTGTCCCGTCTACCAGCACCGCGAGCAAGCGCCATAGCCCCTGGCCTGGGCCACGCTCAATTCAATGGCAATCTTGCTCTGCCGCAGATACTGGCACCCGTTCCGGTGATACTTCTCGCCGGTCCTGGTGATGTACACCGTCACTGTGACTGGCTCAGGCTCTGGATCTGGCTCTGTAGCTTGTGCAATCATTTCGTGGAGCTGGTCAACGGCACTAGTATTTCCGTTTTCCTGATTCTTTGGTGGTCTAAGCCAACTGTTTGCATCGTCTACGCCGTCGTTATACCCTCTGTCGTATGCCTTATCGATTTCCTCGTATTTGTGTGCACGGCCCTCTTCGTATCCGACTTTGTATCCCGTTTGATATCCGGCACTGTCTCCGTATTCTTTTCCGGCGTATCCGGATACAGCGACAAGGAGAACCACGAGTAACGCCGATATTTTTCTTTTCATCCCATCACCCCCCTATTTTACATGATTCTACACCATTCAACACCAGAAAGGAAGTGAAACCGTGTCCGAACACGAAAAGACCGTCGCCGAATCCATCGCCCGCGCCCTGGAGGCCCTGCCGGATCACAAGAAAGAATTTCTCGCCGGTTACGCCGAAGGCGTCAACGTCATGGCCTCCGCCCAGCCGGACAAGCCCTATGAGCAAGCGCAAGACCTATGACCCCGGCTATGCCCCGGCCAACGCCATTGCTTGGTGCGATCTCCATAACCGGGGCATGAACGCCAAATACATCAAAAAGAAGAGGCGGTGCATTTACGGCCGTCGTGTCTGCAAGCACTTCCGCTGGCTGCCGCTTCAAAAGTGATCAAAACCGCGTGGGCATGGGGTGAAGCCCCGGATCGTGGAATCAGCAGGCCGCGTTTCCTCCCCTTGCGCTGGCCGCTGCGCGGTGGTTGCCTCCCCGCCGCCTCCGGGACTTCCCCCTGTGCCCAGGCAACATAACAAAAAGGAGTGAAAGAAGCATGAGCGAACATCCCGCCTACCGTGATAATTTGGAGCAAGTTTTGCAGTTTACCGGAGGAAAGCACCTGCTGTCTCTCAGCGACGTGCGGCGCTTTACCGGACTGCGGGACGACAGGACCATCAAACGCCGGTTTCCATTTGTGGACAACCATATCAGCGCCGCCACTCTGGCCCGTTGCATGTGCGGAGGTCTGAAGTGCTGACTGGTAGAAGAGAGCCCCCGCCCCCGCCGCCGGTCAAGGTGGGGCAGAAGACGGCGGAGACCCCGTACTGGGGAACAGACGAGAAGTGCGGCCCGCACCCCTGTGTGGTGGAGTTTGTGCATCCTGCCCACCGCTGGTATCGCGTCCGGTTCACGGAGTTTGGCTTCTGCCAGGCATACAAATACTGAGGAGAAACCCATGAAAGACTTTGAACACTACATAGAGCTGGAGCGGGAGGCGTATCTGCGCCAGAAGCAGGCCCGTCTTTCCCGCCGGCAGGCCCGCAAGACCCGCATGGAACTGCGGCGGGCCAGGATCAGGCAAGCGTATCTGCTGGCACTGGGGCTACTGGCGGTCCTGTTTCTCGCCCTTTTAACGGCCCCTGCCGCCGTTTCCTCCGGGGAGGCCCAGCAACCCCTCCAGGCACCGCCTCCGCGCACCACGGGCATTTATTTCGCATCTGCGGCGGCCCAGGAAAGGCCGGAGCCAGCGGCTAAGAAAGCGGAGCGGGACGAACCGACTTTTTCCAGGGTCATAGAGAACGCCACCGCCACCCACTACTGCATCTGCGAGAAGTGCTGCGGCAAGGACCCTGACCACCCGGCATACGGCATCACCGCCAGCGGGCGGGAGGCGGTCCCCGGCTACAGCGTGGCGGTGGACCCCACCGTGATCGAGCTGGGGACCATCCTGTACATCGACCATGGGGACGGTGTTCTGCGGGAATACCGGGCCGATGATACAGGGAGCGCCATTAAGGGCGCGAAGATCGACATTTGCGTAGAGGACCATGAAACAGCTATTGAAATGGGGGTAAAGACAGTCGCCGTATATCTTGCAGAGGAGTGACAGACTTGACCAACCAGGAGCGGAAAATCGCATATGATATGTGGGTCGGCGGAGCGACATGGGCACAGATCGCCGACAAATTAGGCTATTCCGTAAGGACTGTGGAGCAGGACATGCTTGCGAGTATGCGGCGCAGGCCCAGGAATGTCAACTGCGTGTACCCCAACCTGCGGCGCGTGATCGAAAATGAGTACGGCGGGATAGTATTGGCATTTGCAAATACACTCGGTATCCCGCAAAGCACGGTGTACGGTGTTTTGACGGGAGCGATCCCTCCTGGGCAAAACCTGATCGCCGCTGTTGTGCGTGGCACCGGCCTGACCGAAGAAGAGGCATTTTACAGGGAGGAATCACCATGATCCACTACATCTGCGACCACTGCGATACACCATTTGACGAGCCCGTTGTTGTGGCCCACCGGGAGGACCTGGGAGAGTTCACAAGGGAGTATTTTGACGGCGTCTGCCCCATCTGCGGCTGTGACAGCTTCTCCGACGCAGACATCTGCCCCAAGTGCGGCGACGCCAAGCTGACAAAGGAGATCCTGTGCAAGCGATGCCGGGACGAGCTGAAACAACGATTCACCGACTTCGCCGATACCCTGACCGCCGAAGAGGAGCAACAACTGGACGACTGGCTGGACGGCGATACCATCACCAACAGGAGGAACTGGTCATGAGTGTTGTCTTTGACCCTGCCACCCACACCTACACCGTGGATGGCGTGCGGCTCCCCAGCGTCACGGAGATCTGCCGTTTTCTTTCCTATGACCGGAAATCGGACAAGCCCTGGCTGGCCCAGCAGGCGGCGGACCGGGGCACCCGCGTCCATGAGTACACGGTGATGCTGGACTATGGCGAGGAGCCGGAGGACATTGAACCGGATTGCGCCGGGTACGTTACCGCCTACCGCCGCTTCCTGCATGACTATCAACCGGAATGGCAGGGGATTGAAACCGTTCTGGGGAGTAAATCGCTTGGCTATGCCGGAACCTGTGACCGCTATGGAGTCATCAACGGACGCCGCGCGGTGCTGGACATCAAGACCGGCTCCAGCGTCAACAAGGTCTCTGTCGCGTCTCAGCTGGCCGGTTACGAGATGTTACTGTGGTCTACCAAAGACTTTACGGCGGACGATCCTTGTTGCCTGCTGTTGCGCAAAGATGGCACCTATGTTTTTGAGGTGTTGCAAATAGCGTTCAGCGCGTTTTCAGCATGCCAGAAGATCAACCTGTTACTTTCGCAGAAAGGAATGACGATACGATGAATGAAATGATCCTATATTCCTGCGACGCCGCAGCTTTGACGGTACAGCCGGAGAAGCGTACCGGAAACTACTGGATTTCCACCCCATCTGGCCAGAGCGCCAAGCTGACCCGTGGCACGGACTTCGGCATGATCCGCAAGAAAGACGGAAGCGCCATGAGCAAGCACCCAACCTTATTCAAGGCCGGCGCGGAAAAGGTAGCCGTTGCCTATGGCCTTTGCCAGAACTACGAGCTTGTGAGCAAAATTGAAAACCCGGACATTGGCTTTTTCTATTTCCTGGTCCGCTGCGACCTGGTGAAGATCGTCAACGGGGAGCGGTACGTCATCACCAGCAGTTACGGCAGCGGCAACACCCGGGAGGGCCGCACCGGGAGCCAGTCGCCCTATGACGGTGCCAACTCCGCTCTGAAGATGGCCCAGAAGCGGGCGCTGGTGGCGGCGGCCCTCTCACTGGGCTGTCTCTCCGACGCATTCACTCAGGACATTGAGAGCGATACAGAGGACGGCGACGCCTACTTCACCGGCAAGGACCCGGAGAAGCCCATTACCCCGGCGCAGGTCAAGTTCTTCTATGCCGCCGCCGCGCGGCATGGCCTGACCAAGACGGAAGCAAAGGCTCTCTTGAAAGAACACGGATACGACAGCGCCAGCAAGATCAGGTCCGGTGACTTTGACAAGCTGCTGGAAGCAATGGAGGGCTGATTTATGCTATCCAACGGATTGAAAGAATACAACAAGGACGGACAGGCAGTCAAAACCGTTCGGGTGGTAAGCCGGGCCACGAAGGATGGGGAGCTGAAAACCACCCAGAACGGAAAGACCTTTGGCACTGTAGGGGTCAAGGCTTATGGGAAACAGGATGGAACCGCCGTTTTCGCAGAGGTCAAGTCTTTTCAAAGTCCGTGGTCAAGGCTGATCGCGTCTTTCAAAAAGGGAGAGACCTTTGAAGTGTCCGGGCGGCTGGAACAGCGGGAGTACAACGAAAAGACCTATACGGACCTGTTGGCGGAAAGCGTGATCGCCACGGAGCGGCTTGCCTATCTGCTGATTGGGAATGCCGCGCCAGCCACAGAGAGCGGGAGCCAGCCCGCCCCGCAGTTTACAGGCGCTTATCTTCTGGACGGAGAAGAGGAAGACGGCGACCTGCCGTTTTAAGGCGGTGCGCCATGGCAAGAGAATATTTCTGCGCCTATCACAGCTATTTGGCCTCTATGCGCAATCTCTCTGACGCAGAGTGCGGAAGACTGTTTAGAGCGCTGCTTCAATACAGCGCGGGCGACAGCTCGATCAACCTTCAGGGCAGAGAAAGCGTTGCATTTGATTTCATGGCGGTTCAAATAGACAGAGACCACGAGGCGTACCAAAGAAAATGTAAGCAAAACAGCGCAAATCGAACGTCAACGACCGTTAACGGCCGTCAACGACCGTCAACGAAACGCACCAAAGATAAGGAAAAGGAAAAGGAGAATAACTCTCCCCCCTTACCCCCCTCTCTGGGGGGAAGCCCCGGCTTGCAGGCTGTGTTTGAGGACTGGCTTGCCTATAAGCAGGAACGCCGTGAGGCGTATAAGCCCACCGGCCTGAAATCCTTGGTCACCCAGGTGCAGAATGCCGCGAGGCAGTACGGGGAGCAGGCGGTTGCGGACTTGATCCGCACCAGCATGGCAAGCAACTGGGCCGGTATTGCCTTTGACCGCCTGCGCCAGATGAAACCGCCGGACAGGGAGGAGGAAGACCCCTATGCAAACGCTGTTTGACGCCTCCCGCTGGCTTGTCTACTTCCCGGAGCACATGGACACCAGAAAGGCCCTGTGGCTGGTCCGGGATGTTTTGGACGTAGACGCCCTGAAAGACAATGCCTTTTGTCTGGCGGACGGAGACCCGGAGTCGCTGTCGCAGTCTCTTCCCTTTTTGTCAGCCTTTCCGTCGGTTTTTCTTGCATTGTCTGACCCGCAGCTTACAGAGGACGTGGCGGAGATGCTGGCCCAGCAGGCGCCCGCGATCTCTATTCTGACGCCCCGCAAAGGCGCTTTTGGAGACCAGAAGAATGTGCGAGAGGTCCTGGCAACCGGCGGCGAAAAGGCGGTCAGCCGCCTGATCATGGGCGCTATAGAACACGCCGCCTCCGGCCTGCTGGATGTGGCGGAGGTTGAGCGCATGGACCCTATGTCTCTGCCAGCCGTCCTCTCCGGCATCCGGGAGCTGGACCGGACCATCGGCGGTTTTGCCCCCGGTGAGTTGTCCGTCTGGACCGGAAAACGCGGCTCCGGGAAATCTACCATGCTGGGCCAGATCCTGGTGGACGCCATCCAGCAGGGACATGCCGCATGTGCCTATTCCGGTGAGCTGTCCGCCTGGCGGTTTAAGCAGTGGATCTCCATGCAGACAGCCGGGCCGAAGCATCTGGAGCACTGCACAGACCGCTGGAGCGGAAAGGAGTTTTACCGGGTCCCTCAGGAAATCCAGAAGCAGATAGACGAGTGGTGGCGCGGGAGGTTTTTCCTTTATGACAACAAGGTTTCCTCCGCCAGCGACGAGGAGAGTATCCTGTCTGTTTTTACCTATGCTGTGCGGCGCTATGGCTGCTGTGTTTTTCTGGTGGATAACCTGATGACCGCCCGTTTTTCTGTTTCCGCGGATCGGGACTTCTATCGGGCGCAGAGCAATTTTGCGGGCAGGCTGGTGGAGTTTGCAAAGAAGCACGAGGTCCATGTCCATCTGGTGGCCCATCCAAGAAAGGCAGAGGGCGGCAAAAAGAGTATAGCAGACGCGGACGATGTTTCCGGAAGCGCCGACATCACCAATCGGGCGGACAACGTGTTTTCTTTGGATCGGTTGCCGGATACAAAGGCGGATGAATATGGGTTTGACACCATGCTGAAAATTCTGAAAAACCGCTCCTTTGGCGAGACAAAGGATATCCAGCTCTGCTTTGACCCGGCCAGTCGCCGCTTTACAAGACCCGGAGAACCGGAAAAACACTACAGCTGGGAGCCGGAGCCGCTGGGCTTCACGGAGCTGTCCGGCGTTCAGGAATCCATGCCGTTTTAGGAGGAGC